GCCCTTGAAATTAACTTTACCTTTTTCTACAAAGTATTCTACTAACTGATTATATCCACCTATCAATTCACCATCTATTTTAATCTGTGGCATAGTTCTAACTTGTTTGCCTACAGCTTCGTATAGTTCTTCAGGTGAATTAAAGTCTTTACCAAACATCTTTTCTTCATAAGTTAAGCCAAGACCTTTAACTAAGGACTTTGATTTAACACAAAAGGTACAATTTGGTTTACTGTATATTGTTATTGTCATATTTTTTACTCTACTGTTGGTATTCCATCTGGATTAGTAATTATTACTTTCTCGATAGCATTTTTAGCAAGTGTATCTATATCGACAGCATTTGCATTTTTAGCGATGTATTCAGCAAGATAGTTAGCGTCACCAACACCCATTTTCAAACCAATATAAACTCTATATTCGCCATTCGGTGTTTCGTAAACTGCCTTTTCCCAAGATTCATAACCTTGAATCATTGTTTCCTTAACTACATTGACAATCACTTCCTCGATCTTTGAAGCAACTTCTTTGTTACCTTCTTGACCTATTTCAGTAATATACAAGTCTGTTCTCTTGTTCATCTGACCTTCTAATTTGTCAGCAAGTTCAGCCTTCGCAATCATCATTGCTTTCTCAATTGCTAATTGTAAATCAGGACTTGATCCTTGACCTACTGAATAAACAAAAAGATCAGCATTTCTATTAAATACAAATCCTTTGTCAATTTTAGCGTCAATATACCATTGTGGTACTTGATTTAACACTCTTCCTTCTTCTTTCGCTTCTTTCTTAACTTGATAGTTTGTGCTAGCACAATTTGTCAAAGTCAAAGCAAGTATAGCGATCATTATAGTCTTCATCATATATTTATTACTCTTTCACTTTCGTTATTATTTCGTGAGTTACCTCAATGATTTTTGCAAGATCAACGATCTCGGTAAAAGCATTCCATTGTGTTGTAATAATCACAATAGCAGCAATCCACAGTATTAATTTAAACATTACTGTTTCTCCCAAACACCATCTTCACTTAAACAAAGCATCCCAGGTGTTTTAAAAGGATGATTTGGTCTAGCATATGGTCTGCAATAAGCAGGTATACTAATTCCTGAATAATAAAACTGAGCAAATAGTTCCCAATAATTAGGACCGTCATAGCCGTCTTTACATTCTAATTTTTCTTCTTTAGATGTAGTGGTTACACCATTAACTTCTGTATTTGTAATTACAACTTTAATCATACAAGGATTTTCATTTAACCATTCTGATTTTTCACCACTCATTGCATAATTACCTAGTAATAATATTGTTATCATTATTAATGTTGCGAGTAATATAGGTTTCATTGGTTCTTTCATTATTGTATATACCATCTTCCGTCAGGCATTTGACACGCAACACCAAACTCATTTTCTCTTTGAACACCATATAAAGGCCATTGTCTGTCAATACTAATTACTGATTCATAATCGCTACATTTAACACCTTTAACAAGGTAAGTTCTATTTACTGTAATTGATCCCCAATTACCAGTTGTTTGACTACCCCAGGTTACATGACTTCTTTTACCTGGTGATGTATTTAAAGTATCTACGAATACTGCTTTATGTATATTCATATCATCATTAAAAAATAAACTTGAACCAATCATAGCACCTACTACTGTACAAGCAGCAGTTAATCCTACACCTGTACTTAACATATGATGACAAGTACCGTAACCTGCTGTTGCACCTATGGCACTACTCATATGAGATTTTGTAACCGTACTACAATTAGCAAGTAAAACAAAACTGATTATTAATAATATTTTTTTCATTACTTACCTATGTTCTTAATATTTTCTTTTGATATAACTTGATAACCACCTTTGTTATATGCTGGGGCAATAGTAAACTTTTTAGATTCTTTTAATCGCCAGTTATCTGATGGTACAGTTGTGGTGCCCCCTATCTGATTCGAACAGATCACCTGCTGATTACAAATCAGCTGCTCTACCGAATGAGCTAAAGGGGCAGATTTTTTCTGTCGTTTTTTGATTTTACCTTTAGAATCGAATTTGAAACCTAAACTTTTAAGAAATTTAATATGATCTACTAGTGCTGATAGATAACTTTTAGTGGGTTTTTTGTTTCGTAACCTACGAATTGCACCACTTGAATTTTTAGTGTAAATCATTGAAGTCATTAGAATATTATAACATAAATTGGCATGAAAGTCAAGCTTATTGAAACATTGGTCCTATTATAATTGACAATAGCATTAATGGCACTACGATTGATAGCGGCCAAAACTCCCAAAAGTCTTTCCAACCAAAGTCTTCTTGTTTCTTCTGTTTTTTAATACTTCTTTTGATTTCTCTCATTAGATTATTGATAGGTTCGCCTTTTTGAAAGTTAGGAAAACCTAGGTCATTACACATAGCAACTTGATTGTAAACTTCTGATATGGTTTTCTTATTTACTTCTATTGTTATTTTAGTCATTATGAACAATCTTTATTTTTATAGTCACCTTGAAGTGAACATTTGTATTTTTGATCTAGTTCTAATCTTAATTGTGCTGATATACTATCCATGATACTTGGCATATATTGTAATAATACAGTTGTCATTTCAATTGAAAATTGGTGCATTAGAGCAGCCAGTTCATTACTTAATACTTCGGCATGATCCATATCATTACCTTGAATTGCCTGTGTGATAACATGACCTACTATTGCCGAAGTCTTTTCATCTGCCTTAGCGACAGATGATAGACCAACAAACAACAAGGTATTAAGAATTATTATTGTAGCAAAAAACTTCTTCATTATTTCTTTCTCATTTCAATTTCTTTTCTTTTTTCAGCTTCTTCTCTTTCAGCAATCATTCTAAACATAGAAGCGAAAGGTTTAACACTTGAATATTCTTTGATAAGATTATTGAATTGTTTTATACTGATTTTGATATTTCTAAAAACATGAGGGTTTTTTTGTTTTAGTTCTTTTAAATCTACGAGATATTTTACTTTCTCGTTATTAGATTTTAGTTTGGCAAATTGATCAAACATAATTTCTTTAGTCATTTCCATAATATAGTCCTTTTGTTAAGTTTGTAGTTAAGTATAACACGAATTGGCATAAAAGTCAAGCGTTAATTTAGTCTTTTATCGTTATAAGATTTTACTTTTGATTTAGTCAACTGTGGGTTGAAGTCTTTTCTCAATGATTGTCTATCCCATTGTTGACCGTAATCTGTCCACATCATCTTCTCATCAGCTTCATCAACATCACCAAATACATCTTTGTAAGATTGATAATATTGTTTCTGATCGATAAGTTCAACTCTACTGACATTAGCATAGTTAGTAGCAGTTTCTTTGTAATTCCAATCTAAAAACTTAACTATCTTTAGTTTAGTCTTATCATTGAATTTAGATTTATATTTAACAGGTACATTTCTGTAAACTGTTTCGTATGCATAAAAGAATTCTCCTTGATGTTCAGGATCCATATACTCTCTTAAATAACATACATTAAAGGTTTTGTTGTTTTTTTTCATAGTGTTTTTTTTCATAATATAGATATATTATACCGTATTTTGGCATAAAAGTCAAGCACTAAAAAAGCGTGTAAAATGGGGGGTTTTGGGTGATTATGTTCTCTTTTTGTTCTTATTACGACCCATATAGTAGTCGCCTGGTTCATAGTTCCATTTTTTACCGTGATGGCCTCGTATGTCGGCCCACCACATTCGTAATCGGACTATAATTTTTCTTACTGGCAGAGCCATAATCACCTAATCGTGTTGTGAAGTTTGAGATATCAAATCAAATTTCGGGTTCGTATTATTTCTATTTAGACAAATTAATTTTTTAACATTTTTTTCAGCGATTCTTTTAAAATTTTAGAACCTCCGATACGAACATTTATGATACCATTATAATAATCGTCAACTTCAAGTACTTTTCTTTCAAACTGCTCTTTTGCTTCTAGGTAACTTGCTACACCTCTACTAGGGCAATAATATAGTATTTCTCTAGTAAATTTATCTTCACCGTGTTTCTCTACATCAGCGATTAATCTTTCTGAAGATCCCCAATAAGTTTTCCAGTCACTTTCCTTTGTGCCTCTTCTCTTATTCTTTCGACCTTTAAGTGGTTTCTTTGTGGTTTTGAATTTTGCTAACTTCTTACCTACATACATCATGCCATTTATAGTATTTGTTATCAAATATACAAACGCCTCACAATCTTTAGGTAGTTCTTCTACAATCTCACCTTTATGTGACCAGTACCAATTATATTGTCTAGTTCCAGTCTTCGTATCTATCTTCAACATGACTAATTACATCCTCTTCAATTTCATTTTCATGGCCACAGAAAGGGCAAAACTTCTCTATATAATCTTCTTCTGGAAGATCATGTTTAACATCATAGAGAGCACCACAATTAGTACAGGTTTTCTTTTCTTCTATCATTACAGTTTAAATCCTTTAAAGCTATCTTTTTCAACATCTTGTTTTATACCCCCTACAACATAACTTTCGATTTCTGTTTCTTGAGGAGCATTCTGTAACCCACGACTATTCAACCAGTGAGTAGTCCATGGTAATGGATTGTTTGTAGATGATACATCATATACTGCTTTCAATCCAATGGCTTTCATTCTTTTGTTTGCCATAAATTCAACATATTGATTTAATAGTTTATCATTTAAACCTATCATTGACCCTTTATCAAATAAGTATTTTGCCCAATCTTTCTCTTGTTGGACTGCTTCATCATACATCTTATAAACTTCTTGTTCATTTTCTTTGATGATTTTTAGCATTTCTTTATCGCCTTCTTTATTACGATAGTTATTAATCATATTTTGAGATACTGCTAAATGTAGATTTTCATCCCTTGCAATTAGAGATATAATCTTTGCACTACCTTCCATAAGTTTAAGTTCACCGAAAGCAAATGAACAAGCAAATGATACATAGAATCTAATACCTTCTAGTATATTCACATTAATAATTGTAAGATATAAAAGTCTTTTAAGTTCTTTCATATCACCTTTACCTGTTAGATAATATTTGTTTGCATAAGTTATAAACTTATCATAAGCGTCTGTAACTGTTTTCGCTCTTGCCATAATTTCTGGTGTATCGATAATAGTATCTAATACTTCAGTAGGATCAGAATATACATTTTTCATAATGTAAGTATATGATCTACTGTGTATTGTTTCGCTGAAGTCCCATGCAACTAACATAGATTCTAATTCAGGTAAACTACAAAAAGGTAAAAATGCTAAGCATGGACCACGACCTTGTACACTATCTAATAGTGTTTGATACTTTAGATTAGATGTAAAGATATGTTTTTGTTCAACACCTAGAGATTGATAATCGTTTCTATCTTTCTGTAAAGAAACTTCTTCAGGTCTCCAGAAGAAACCTAACTGTTGTTGATTCAACTTCTCGAATATAGGATATTTTTGTTGATCAAACCTTTGAACATTTGGCTCTTCACCAAAGAACATGGGTTGTTTCATCCAATCTACTTTTTTTGTGTTAAATGTTTTCATCTATTGGTTCTAATTCCTGTTGTAGTTTTTCTGATTCTGTTTTTTTTCTTTCTCTATCTAGTCGTTCTTGTTTATGTTGCCTTGACATTTTCAAACCTATATTTAGTATCTTTTCTTCTTCTTCAATTACTTCGTGAAAATATCTTTTAGATCGTACAGGCTTCGCAATCTTCTTCATCTTCTTTTGTTTCCTTTGGTGTTTCTTCAACACCATCATGCCAACCAACAGGATGTACAGGTTCATCTACATCTGATTTTGCGTCATATGTATTCTGATAATATGCTGTTTTCCATCCTAGTTTATATGTCGTCAATAAGTCTTGTGCCATAACTGATAGAGGCACTTCACCATCTTTGTAGTTTTCTGGATTGTAACTCCAGTTACCACTAATTGCCTGATCAAAATATTTCTGCATAACGGCAATGATATTAATATATCCTTCGTTACCTTTCATATCCCACAATAATGTATAAAAGTTTTTAAGTCTGTTATAGTCAGGTACAATTTGTTTTAAAGGACCTTTTTTAGACTTCTTAATCGATAAGTAATCTCTTGGTGGTTCAACACCGTTTGTTGCGTTAGATACAACAGAAGAAGACTCACTTGGCATTTGTGCCGATAATGTTGAGTGTCTTAATCCGTGTTCTTTAATTTCTTTTCTTAACCACTCCCAATCGTAAGTATAATCTCTTTTTACGATCTCGTCTAATTCTTTTTTATAGGTATCTATTGGTAGTATACCTTCGCTGTATTTAGTCTTTTCGAACCATAGACATTTAGTTTTTTCTTTTGCAAGATTATTACTTGCTTTTAGTAGATAGAATTGAAACGCTTCGGTTATCTTATCTACAAGTTTCCATGCCTTTTTATCTTCGTATTTTACTTGATTCTTAGCAAGATAGTGTGCAAGACCTATGTAACCTATACCAAGTGATCTTCTTGATTGTGCTGATATCTTAGCAGCCTCTACTGGATATTCTTGATAATCTATAATCTCATCTAATGCTCTAACTGATAAATCACATAATTCCTCTAATTCGTCCATATCCGTCAGTAGACCGAGATTAACAGCAGATAGAATACACAATGCAATTTCGCCTTCTTTGTCGTCTATGTGTTGTACAGGTGTCGTAGGTAGTGTAATTTCTTGACATAGATTGCTCATGTAAACTTTATCTTTAAAAGAGCTGTGTGTATTACAATGATCTAAATTCATAATATAGATACGACCTGTTTCTGCTCTTTCTTTTAATAATGCTTGAAATAACTCTTGAGCACCTATTGTTTGTTTAGGAATAGATTTATCTTTTTCATATTTCAAATACATATCGTCAAATTCAGGCATACCAAATGCTTCATATAAACCAGGTACATGATTAGGTGAGAATAAAGTTATCTCAGCATTCTTAATAAATCTTTCATAGAATATTTTACTAATCTGTATAGA